AAGGTCAATTGCCTCTTCGGTATTGCTAAGCCATGTGTACACAGGATTGCGAAAAGCACGAACAGTCATAGGATAAACAATGTCTGGCTTTGCCCAAAGCTGAAGCTTCTTGTCCCAAAAACTGTAGAAATAAGGTCGACTAGCAACGTCAAGATTGCCAAGCCAAATACCCTCAGCCTCGTTGTAATCAATAAGATTAAGTCGTGCACCCTGAGTGGATGTGTCCACAACAGAAATGATTTCACGGATATCGCCAATTGTAGATATCGTGTACTCACGCTGATTGGGTACAGTATTAAATGTATATGATTCCTGGAGAATAGGCCAACGACGTTCCAGCGCATAAATGCGTTGGAACCCTTCACGAGCAAACTGGTCAACAATAGAATCTGGAAGGTCAGTTTCATCCAAATCAACCATGTTGCGAACCTGTGTGCGAAGCTGCGTTAGCGTTATACTCATTTAGACTCACCCTTAGAACGTAAATGTCCGATACAGAAATCTGTCCCACGGGCCTTAGGACCCTCACATGTGTCATCGTTGGCTATGCAACGATTACGCCCGATATACGGGCCTGATGGAGCAGCAAGGCGAGCGCCTTCCGCATGGGATAGACGGGAGTGCTTAGTGGTTGGCTCCCCGTATAAAGTATGGGCCAATTTGGCTGTTTGGTTCATACCAATAGCCCTATCTGTTACCTAATCAAATATAGAAGGTTTCTTAACAGCTGGTTTCTTTGCAACTGGTTTCTTTGCAACTGGTTTCTTTGCAACTGGTTTCTTTGCAACTGGTTTCTTAACCGCAGGCTTCTTTGCAGGTGGCTTCTTAACAGCAGGCTTCTTAACAGCAGGCTTCCTAAGAACTGCCTTGGGAGCAGGACCAATAGCCTTGGGTCCAGAACCAATCGCCTTAGGTACCTTTCGCACAGCAACTGCCTTGATAGTACGAGAACCAGGACCAATGGCCTTAACACCCTTGGCAAGTTTAGCTGCCTTAGCAGCACCCATAGCGCCCTTAACACCAAGACCTACACCAAACAATGAAGCAACAGTAGAACCAAGTTCAAGAACACCTGCACCAGCAGATTTAGCTGCCTTGCCATAATTGCCCTTCTTGAGATTCTTTCCTACACGAGAAAAATCATCAACACCAAGAAGTTCATTACGAACAAAGTCGTAAGTCTTACCAGAAGAACTACGCCCCTTCTTTCCAGCAGGCTTTGCCGAACCAGACTTGTAGCCAGGAACAGATTGCATCTGGGAAGTAAGAGACTTGCCCTTCGTAGAAGAAACGGGCTTATCGGCAAGAACGGAAGAAGAACTAGATACGCTCTTCTTCTTCGGTGCAGCAAAACCCTTACGGCTTACATCACCAGAATTAAACTTCTCACGAAGTTGCTTCCGCTTTTCAGCGGAAACAGGCTTACCCGTCTTCTTCTCCAACTCAGCAACACGAGTACGTACATAGTAACGCTTTCGTGCCTCTTTGGCACTCAAGCCCTTAGAGGTACCAGACTTAACAGCCTCCTTGCGCCCAGCAATTCTTGCCTTCTCGGCAGGAGTCACAGTACGTACTACTTGTTTCTGTAAAGAGCTTTTACTGGACGCTTGTTCAAGTCCTGCGAAGCACTCTTGCCCTTGGTTGCAGATTTCTGCATTCGGCTCTTCTGTTTTGCAATTCGAGCCTGCATCGTGGGTGCCTTGGAAACTTTTGCTTTAGCTTTTGGCTTTGACTTACCTGGCGCAACACTTGGTTGCACGATACGACCAGAACGGAACATGTCGCCTGGCTTGTACTTGCCATCTTTGCCTGGACCCTTCGCTGCAGCGCCTTTGGCGATGTCACGAATACCACGCTTACCCGCACCTGCTGCAGATGTGCCAGCCATCTTTGGCTTTACATAAGCCTTGCCGATTGCATTTCGTGCAGCCCCACCAGTTGACCTGACCATTCGATTTGGATTTGCCATTAGTACATTCCTTTGCTAGATGATTTCATTTTTTTAGATGACTTAACCGACTTACCATTTGGGTAAGTAGAAGTTTTTGTGCCAGCCTTGGGCTTTGCATCCGCATGGCTGTCAAGAATTCGATACTTTACTGGCATGATTCTCCTTCAAGAAAAGGGGAGTGGAGTGTGGCCTCCACCCCCCAATTCAAATTACTTATGCTCGGTAAATGCTTACCGTGTTTGCTGCAGTGAATACCGCAACATACGATGCCGATGATGCTGCTGCAACCGAGAAGGTTGCTGCTACACCAACAAGTGTTACACCCGAAGCACCAGCAGTTACCACGATTGGGTGGGTTGCTGCTGCTACGTTGACTACGGTGAAACGGTAACTTGAACCGACACCTTCGTCTGTGAACGCTGCACCAAGTTCCGCACCAGTTGGTGTGGTCAAGGTACGGCTTGCTGTTGGCGTCATCGTGTAAACGGTTTGTGCGGCGCCAGCGAGCGTTGCTGCTGCTTGTACGGTGGCTGCATCAGTAGCGGCAACAACAGTTACCTTCTCTTCTTTTGCTGCCCATGTTTCAAGACGCTTGCGTGTTACCGCACCGTCTGTGCTGTTTGCTAATAGTGGCATTTCATTCTCCTTTTAGGTTAGTTAACTTAGGCGGTCTTTGCCGTGAGTTTGCCCTGCTTGGCACGGTTACGAACTGTCAAGTTGCCGTAGCACATGATGAGCGCATAACGAGCATCGGTGTCTTCTGGCGACATGAAAGCGGTCTGCGAGAACCACTTGTCTGAGTGACCAACCAAGGTGATGTACTTGCTGTTAAGGAAGTAAAACACGCCTGCGGTGCAGTGTACGTCGTACATTACAGGAGCAGCCTTGAACAACAGGTTCTGGAATCCAGCATCTGCAGTCTTGGTGTCCGTGTAACGGAGGTTTGGCTGAAGCAATGCTTCGTACTTCTCAAACAAAGTCTGGGTTGTCAACAAAGTGTCTGGGTGGTCATTACCAACCGAAACGCTGTTGTACATCGAAGACATGTCAGCAAGTGACAAAGCAACTGCATCGTTGTCTTCCTTTGACCTCCACCATTCGTAGGTGCTTGAGTCAATTCCGCCAACGGTGTTGCCAGACTCAACCAAGTTGCCAAGGCCGTTCCAGTCTTTGCTACTGTTGCCAGTTCCATCAGCAAAGAACATCTGGTTGAAAGATTCACGCATGGACTCTTCAGCCTGCATAATCTTTGCTTCCAAAAGGTTGATGATTTCTTGTTCGCCGTTGTTCTTGGCTTCTTCGATACCACTGATTGCGATAGAAGCAGCGTACTGCTTCCAGTCGTACTCAGCAGCCGAGATACCCTCTTGTGGGGTCAAGGCAAGCGAATCGTAACCGCTGTATGAAGCAACAGTTGAGTTCTGACCGTAGATGAGTGGTTCAACAATCTTCGTACCGCCGTTAAGCATACGAATGCGACCCTTCTCCATGAGAGCATAGGTCAATGGACGAGCAGTAAATACGTTGTCCGTAAGTTGCTTGCGGTAATTCGCAAGGGTTGTTGTTAATAGATTATCAAAGTTGCTGTTTGCAGCGACCATATTGTTATCTCCTTGGGTTAAGCGTTAAGCATGTTGGCGCTTTGCAGCCTCAAATGCTTCTCGCAATGATGTAATTGGTTTGGCCGAAACATCAGCACTAGTTGATGTTGATGCACCACTCACAACTCCAGCTTGACGCTTTGCACTAGTAATGCGTGTCTGCTCTTCAGCCGCCTTTGAACGAATCTGACGAATAGCCTTTGCATCCTCGTACACCTTGTCAAACGAAATCTGCTTGTAGACAGCCTCTAAATCCGTTGAACCAAGAGCCAAAGCCCTGTTCACAACTTCATTAGCATCGAAGTCCTCATATTTCGATTGCAGCGAAGCAACAGTACGTTCCAACTCGTCAGCAGCCTTTTGATGCTCAAAAGCCTGCACTCGTTGTTCCAACTGTCGGTACTGCCGCTCAACAGGGTCTTGCAGTTCTTCTTCCTCGGGGGTTAAAGCTGTCTGGTCCAAACCATAATGTTGTTTCAGCAATTCCAAAGTACCCTTTGGGTCATTCTGCAAAGCTTCCTGCAGTGCTGCACCAAACTGTACCTGTCGCCGTTGCTCTCCAAGTTCCTGCGTCTTGCGGGTATAGTCCGCCTGACGCTGGTATCCAGAAAGCGCCTCTTTGAGCGGAACTCGAACTTCTTCTCCGTTAACTTGCACAGCGACATACTTGTCACCAAACTCATCAACAGGAAGCAATTCAATTTCTTGCTCACTGAGACTCTCAATTTCTCCAATTGCTTCAGTTATTTGTCCTTCGGTTTCTGCCTCGGGGATAACTTGTTCTACTGGTTCATTGCTACTTACTTCACTCATGGAGTCCTTTCAAGGTTGCTCTATAGTTATGGATTTATCGTTACATACCTGGAGGTGGCATTCCGCCACCCTGCATTTGCTGCATTAATTGTGCTAAAACTTCTGGAGGCAAAGAGGCAAGTTCAGGAGGCAAACCTGGCATTCCACCTTGAGGTGGCATGCCCTGAGGGGGCATACCTTGAGGTAACATACCTGGAGGTGGACCCTGAGGCATCATCTGCTCAGGGGGCATCTGAGGTCCAGTAGGAGGAGCCGGCTGTGGTTCTGGTGGTGGTGGTTGAGTAATAAAAGAAGCACCATCCTTGATACCAAA